AAATTTAGTATTGATAGGAGGAAGTTGATAAAAGTCTCCAAAACAAAGAATTTGTAAGCCACCAAAAGGTTTGTTTGAAACCCATCGTAAGAGTTTTGCTAACGCATCTAACTTCTCAAAGAGTTCATCACTCATCATAGAAATTTCATCTATAATTAATACATCAGTCTTTCTCCAGGCCTCTCTTGCCTTTTTATGTTTTACTCTGATAAAGTCATAATAATTTGATACAGAACGATTTCCAACACCAATCCCTGCCCAAGAATGAATTGTTTTTGCTCCCTCACCAATCAATAAAGATGCCATTCCTGTTAAAGATGTTACTGCAACAACTTTTCCTTTTGCTTCTAAGACTTTTTTAATATGTCGGATTATAAAAGATTTTCCCGTTCCTCCAGGACCTGTGATGAAAACATTATGACCCTTTTCTACTTCTTCCATTACTGATTCTTGTTCTTCATTCAAGTGGTAGACTGGTTCTGGCTTTGGTAAGATAGCATCTGGTATAATAGGTTCTTCAATAATATACTCTTTATTTTTTGTAACTTTTTCTTCTTCTAAATTTTTCTTATTCTCTTTCATTTTTTTTGTTTTACTTACTTGTTCTATTATTACTTCTTTATTTATACCAGTAATTTTTTCAATAATTTCTAGAGATTCATTATCATTGTATAATTTTACAGCAACATCTTTTAATCGTGATGAAATTCCACCACGTGTTCTTTTAAATTCAGAAGAAATTTCTAAATGAGATTTCTTTTCTTTAATGCGCAAAAGAAGAAGAGATTCTTCCTCTTTTGACCATTTTTTTCCTATGTTGCTTAACTCTGGATTATTTTCAAGAGCCTTTTTAAACATTATTATTTATAAATTAAAAATAAATAAATTACATCAATTTTACTAGTATACAACACACGTAGAACCAAAATGTTCAAATTTACCACATACAAAACAATTACGAATATTATAAGATTCTGTAGAGCATTTTTTTATATGTTCTTTTGCTTCTAGATAATCTTCAAATACTTTATAACCACAAAGATAACAATTTCCTTTTATAGCCCATATTTGACTATTCAAATATTCTCTATCATATTCGTCAAGCTTATCAGTCACATATTTCCCTCCTCGCACATTATCAATACCATACATCGCCATATAAAATCTTACATAAGAATTTAGTTCTGATAATTTCACATTTGGATGAATTTTAGCATCGTTTATATTATCAATATTACTAACATAATATTTACTATTACCTAAAGAATGGATAACCATGTTCGTATACATACGCTATTCAATAAAATATAAAATAAAGAATCAATTTTATACTATTTATGCTGGCGATGGTGCTGGTGGATTTGTTGCTGTTGCTGGTGGATTTGTCGATGGTGCTGGATAAGGATTTGGTGCTAAAGGAACAACTGGTCCTGTTGTAAGATCGCTGATAAGATTTGGAGTAACTTGTTTAGCATATTTTTCATTAGGCACACCAAGTTTTGAAGGAATTGCTGAAAATGTAAGTTTTGTTAAATCTAAATTATTGCCTTGAAGACCATTTAAGTAAAAGTCTAAAATTATATATCTTTGAGGATTCAAAGTAGTTGAGTTATAAATGCCCATATAATCATTTCTTTTCTTAGATAATTGTAGAAAATTAAATTGCTCTAAAGAACCCGTAGTAGCAGGTATTAAGCTGTTGAATGCTGGTGTTAAATAATGAGGAATATTATTTATATCTAATACAAATAATGAATTTACAAAATTACGGTATTTAGTTCCTAAACCTCTTTTGTTTGGAAGATCATCATCACTATTGATAGTTGTTGTTTTCTTTGCACCATAATATATATAAAAGTCAAAATATACTGGAATTTTATTTATTGAATCATAGTTTCTTGCAATACTATTTTGATCAAGTTTAGATAATCCAAAAATAGATGGGTCAAATGTATAGGATTTCATATCAGAAAAAGAGGGATATAGTTCTATAGTCGGACTTGCGACTGGCGGTGTGGTATTATCAATTAGATTTGTAAGTGCATTGAAATCACCTGGCATAGTGCTAGTAGCTCGTTCTTTAACGAAATAAGAATACATACACATAATATTTGTAAGCCAAAATCTAGGAGGTAATTGTGCTGTTCCTGGCGGTGGTGCTGTTCCTGGCGGTGGTGCTAGTCTTTCTGGAAATATGAATTTGTCTTTAATAGTAACATTTGTCTTTATTGGTGGAGGGACTGGTATTGGTGGACATACTCTACATGCTTGAACTTGTGCTGGTGCCGGTTTAGGACTCGGAGATGGTGCACCACCTCCACCACGTCTCATAGAAAGATTTACAATTGCAACGGGATTAATAGAAGAAGGAGGAAGAGTATCACCACCACGCATTTTTCCGGAGTATCTAACTTTTTTAGAACCTCTTTTTAAAGTTTTACGTATACCCATCTATTATAAAGTGTTTATAAATTATTCATCATCCTCTTTTTTACATTCACATTCTTCTTCTTCTTTACCACAATCTTCACATATATCTTCTTCATCCTCATCCTCTGAAAAATTACATTTACATTCTTCATCACACGCAGCATCACAGTCTACACATCTGTATTGACAATCGGTTCCTCCACAGTCATTACACCAAGTGTATAAACATACATTACAATAAGGTAAAACATCACCTCTATCAAAAGTATAATAATATCTTACAACATCTGTAAGTTCTTTATAACATCCAGCACATTTATGAATATCCATAGAACCTATATAAAATTACAATAAATCTTTAAATAAATAAAATTATAAGTGACTGTTAGGAGTTCTTAGTGTTCTAATACAGTCTAACATACAAAAGAATAGAACAAGAACTGTAATTGCTATAAATGTATATCCTGTAACATCATCATCTTTAACTTCAGTGACAGTATAATTTGTATTATTTGTATTCATTCTATTATGAATCGATAGATATTTTTAGTATCAATTTTTAAAAAAATTGATGTTAAAATGATATTAGTATGATTATAAAATGACAAAGATATTCCGTAAAAATGTTTCTGGCAGATCAAAAGAAATCATTGAGAAAGAAGTAAGATTTCAAAGAAAAGCTGCGGAACTTGGTTTATCTCCAAAGATTTTAGATACCGATTTTCAAACCTATATTGAAATGGAAAATCTAGAACAAATGTGTCTTGCTGATATGTATGGAGAGAGTATTGATGATATGCCTGACCTAATTAAGAAAGGTATTTATGATATCCTACAACGTTTATATCTTGAATGTGATATTGAATACATTGATGTAACACCTTATAACTTTATTGAAACAGATGACCAGTTATGGATTATTGATTTTGGTGATGCTAGAGAAGCTCCTAAGAAAAGTCACTTTGTAAAAGAATTATTTCGTAATCGAGAACTTAGAGTGTGGAATTCTGACTTTTATTGAAGCAATTGATCAATAGGTAGAGTCATAGACTTTTCATTTCTACCACGTGCTAATAGAATAGTATTATTTTCACGAACAAGTCCTGTATTAAATTCTTCGGTAGGAATATCTATACAATATTGTAATAAATCATATTTTTTTAGTATAGAATATAAAATCTCTTCATTATTCATAATTGTTCCTGAATCATATAATTCATCTAATATATCAATTCCATTCATATAGTAACCTGCATATTTTGGTGGAAATATTAATAAATTATCATAATATTTATATTTTTCATCATAACCATCAGACAAAGCCATCAATATATTATCTTTAGATGTTATATTCAAATCTGGCATATCTCCTATAAATAAATCAGTTCTTAAACGAATAATATATTTATACTTATTTATATCTTTTATTAATGAAAATCCTCTTTTATTTGATGTCATATATGATATTGTTTTGTATGGTGTTGTTATGTTAAATGTATTATCATATGCTCTTTTAAGAACATCTTCTTCAATCAATGGTTCTTCAAATAGTATTTCAACCGGTTTATATAATTGTTTAAATACTTCAACATTTTCTACGATTATATCTTTATTAAATGAAATATCGTCCGCAGTAGAATATCCTTTTGACTGTGATTTCCAAAAATGCGCATAAATATCACAATCATATTTATCTAATAAATGTTTTTTAATACTTTCATATGATTTACTATTTACAAACCTAGGTTGCCCACTAAATACTAAAGCTATTTTAGGTTTGTATATATTTACCATACCTTCATAGGATAAAAATATATAAAATGATATTAATACTAATAATAAAATTAAAAGTATTAAATATTTATTATTTTTTTTCATACCCTATTTATATTAAACAATACTTTCCAACCATAAATTAAAATATAATTCTCTATGGAAATTGAGTTTTGTTAAATTAAATCCTGACCAAAAATTATCGTAAAATGCTTTTGAGTTTTTCATTATTGATTCTAACTTGCTATACGCCTCATTCAAAGATTCAAATTCAATCACATAAGGTCTTATATCTTCAGAAATAGAACCTTCTAATGATTTTTCTGAAAATATAATCACTTTATTAAAGATTAAACGATCACAGCGAATAGATTCGTATGTGGAGTAACTTGGATTGTAATGAATATTTAATAATATTTTATGTTTTAAAATCTCATTATCACGTTCTTTAAGAAATCCATATACCGGAGTAATAGTTGTTAAATCAAATGATTTAATCGTATAATATACATATTTTCTATGGGTGCTTGATTCGGGAGTAATACTACACATATCAAAAGGTCTTGAATTATTTTTTTCTTGTATTTCTTCACTATTCACTTGATATGGTAAATAAAATATGGTATTAGGAAAATTATAAGTATTTAAAATCTTTATATTACCAATACTATAATCAATAATTTTATAACCTTTGTTAATATAGGAAACCATTTTACTTAACTCAGAACGTCTTGTTAATTGTTCCGTATTGATGATAGAAGAATGAGGAATTATTTTCTTTTCTGTTTCTTCACTTATTTTTACATATTCCAAATCGTGTAAAAATATAAAATGAGAATTCATTGTTTTATTTAAAAAGAAAGAATCTGATACAATATTATCCAAATGTAAATCATAAGGAATATTATGTTTTGATAATTTTGATATTAGACTTTTTACGTAATCCTCAAAATATATATAATCTCTCTTCAAACCTATTATATAAATTGTTGGATAAATTATAGGTTTTTTAGCATTTATTTTATTTATTAGAACCAATATAATACATATAATTATTATTAAAATAATTATATATTTATCTTTCATTTTACTTATTTATTGTGAAGATATTATTTGTGAATTAAAATTTTTTACAATTTCTTAGTATTGATGATGATTTATTATTTTGTAACCATACAGATAATTCATCGGATGGTATATTTTCTTCTATATAATTATTATACCAAGGTAAATGTTTTACTAGAAATTTACCAGCAACTCTTATTTGTATGTTATTATTTATATAATTATTATTACATAATGTAAAAGTAGTATCAATATCAGCATAATACATTTCATAATCATTATCATTAATCTTTTTTTTCCAAAATTGACTTTCCCAATCAAAGATATTTTTTCCATTTGTATAATTTGAACATTGTAAAAATTTTTCTTTATCTGATAAATCAAGCGCAGAACCAACCTTATATGCTTTATATTTATTTGATATTTCTAGAAATATTTCTCCTACATTTTTAGGCATTTCACTATTAAATTTTAAATCGGGATCACTTAAAATAAATATTGATGGTAAAGTATTCTTTAATTCTAAATATACATTATGACCATAATTTTTATCTAATAATCGTATGTTAATTTTATTATTTAATTCTTTTTTTATTTCTTTATAATATTCTAATAAAGGTTCATAATCACTTTTATTATCTAGAATAATAATAGGATTCGGTAATTCTTTTATTTGATTTACAAAGTTTTTTAAGAATGTCAAACTATTCCATGAAATCACTACAATAGGGATATCATTTCCATTTATTTTATTCATATTTATAAAATAAATAATAATTACTATAGCAATTAATACAAGTATACTTAAAATATTAAATATATTTTTTAAAACTTTTTGTTTCATACCTATTTATTAGACCTAAAAAAATTATATCTATATAATAAATGTATCTAACACAACAATCCTTTTTACCATACGTAGATATTGCTTTGTTTAGTAAAGAAAGTATAAAAGGTAATAATGAATACTATTTGGAGAAAGCATTCTTTATTGAAGATAGAGATTCTTTACCAAATGCTAGAGTCGTAATGATTCATCCGGATTATTATGAAGAATGGTCTCAAGTTATTTTAGAACAAAAAGAGAATATAAATGTTAAAATCTTTCTAATTCACGGTTCAGACCATCATATAGATGATACTATATTGAAAACATTACTAGTCGCTTTTCCTCACGCATCTTTTTTTATACAAAATTATGCCGGCTTTCATCATCAATGTAGATTGCTACCAATTGGTGTAAATGAAGACTTTATAACTTCTAAAAAAACAGAACTATGTAAAATAAGTTATGTTACCTATAATTCATTTGCTCGTGAAGAATTTTATATATTTTTAAAGAATAATCCAGAATTTACAAAAAAATATTATCAAGTTAAAACGGATATGAAAACATATTTACAAAATTTATCACAACTTTATTTTACTGTATGTCCTATGGGATCAGGGTTTGATACTCTTCGTTTTTGGGAAGCATTAATGGTGAAAACAATTCCTATTGTTAAAAAGCACGAATTTTATGATACAGTAAGACATTATTATCCTAATATACCCTTTCTTGAAGTATATGATTGGTCTGATTTACCAGAATTAATAGAGGGGTTAACCGTTAAAAAATATAATCAATTAATGGAAGGCTTTGATAATGAATGTTTGAAAGAATCGTATTGGTTCAAATTATTTCAGTAATTTCTTCTTTTCCACCACAGAATCCTCATTAATTCTTTCAATAGGTTCTTTGTATTTTAGATTTAGAAATTTAAAGATATCTTTTTCAGAAGCCAATAAAGGAACCTCTTTTGCATCTCCAGTTGGTTTCATACCGTGTTCATTCAATGTATAACCCTTTGTCAAAGCATATTTACGAAACGCAACATTAAATGTATCAGAACCTGTGAAATATAGTATAGCATACGCATATTCCTTTTCAGGCGTCATTAATAAATCAAGTCTTCTTGCTTTAGAATCATTATTTAGCTTTACATATGCCATACATTTTTTAAGACCAAGACCAAGAATATCAACAATGTATTTTTGTTCTTTTAAAGAAGATACAATATTTTTGAAAGAATCTTTTAGATTGGTTTCTGAACTTTTGATAAGAACATCAATATCTCCAGAAGTTTCTGCTCCTCTTCTATAAGAACCAACAATCATAGAATCTGGAATAATTGCTTTGATTCTCTTTTCATGCTCGTCCATTTCTTCTCTCGGAATGCGTTCCAAAGAATCTTCATAATACTTCAATCCCATCTTTTGAACATCATTGATTAATTCTTGTTTCGAACGGAGATCTGCGATAGAACGAATCTTATGCTCATCAATTAACTCTTTTGCTTTTGTTGGACCAATTCCATGAACTTTCAATAAATCTTGATACACATCAATCTTCAATTCAGTCTTTGCTTTTGTCGCTGCTTCTAAAGAACCTGTAGTAAGAATCTCTTGAATCTTCTCCTTAATTTTCTTACCCACTCCAGGGATTCCTTCCACATCTGATAAAGAATTAATAGAATCTAACTTTTTTAACTCTTTTATTGCTTTCGCATAAGCTATAGCAGAAAATTTATCTTTTGTTGATAGATCTCTGATTCGTAAAATATCTAGAGCATTTAGGATTTTTTGTTTGTTGTCCATTTTCTAGAAATTAATACTACTTTTTTTCAAAAAAATTGACTCAATTTTTATTTTTATATTATGCAGTGTGGAAAAAATGAACGTTGTTCTTCTAAGCTTCGTTATGAGATCTGTTATCAAGTTCAATAGTAACGTATCAAAAGAGAAGATCGATATTATTAAGGGAACATATATTGACCATATGACAAATATTGTAAATGAAGGGAATTCACATTATAACAATGTTATATATGAAAACCAGTTTGAAACAAAGTTTTATCTTGATAGTGAGAATCATTATACTGTAAATATTTATAATGATAATGATGATGATAATGAACAATTTGTTACAAGTTATGATAAAGTTAATATCATTCCTGAAGAAATTGTAATTAATGGTGACGAGGAGAGTAAAGAGGAAGAGGAAGAGGAAGAGGAAGAGGAAGAGGAAGAGGAAGAGGAAGAGGAAGAGAAGGAGGAGAAGGAGGAGGAAGTTGAAATTGAAATTGAAGATGAAGATGAACTTGAACATAAAGACTTATAAAAGAATATAACAAGAATGAAAGTTGCCTTAGTCACTGCCGGTTCTGGTGGTATTGGTAAAGCAATTGTTGATAAACTTATTGATGAGCATTATTGCGTTGCTGTTACAAGCAGATCTATTGATAAACTAAAAGAAGTTTTTTCATATGTTCCAAGATCAATGATTTTATATATTGAAACGAATCTAACAGATGTAAATAGTTGTTATGATGCGGTAGAACGAACAATTCAACGCTTTGGTCAAATCAATCTTCTTGTCAACAATGCTGGTGGTGGAACACTTTACCAGACTATTGAACAAGGAACTCTACAGAGTTTTAATGATTCTTTTGATCTGAATGTTAAGAGCTGTTTTTTTATGACACAATACTGTGTGCCTTATCTTATTGAGACAAAAGGATGCGTTATTAATTTCTCATCGGTTCTTGCTTCGAGACCTGCTGTTGGCTTAGGTCCCTATAGTGCTGCAAAAGCAGCTGTTGAAATGCTTACAAAGACAAGCGCATTAGAGTTAGCACCAAAGGGTGTTCGTGTCCTCTGTATTGCTCCCACTGCAATTGAAACAGAATTTCACGTAAATGCTGGGATGAGTGTAGAAGAGGCAAAGAAGTATTATGAATCCTGTGCTAGAACACACCCTCTCGCTCGTGTTGGTAATGTGAATGATATTTCTGACCTTGTTCTATTTCTATCAAGTTCAAAAGCGAGTTATATGACTGGTTCTGTTATTCACGTTGATGGAGGAAGATTACTTACATCATCTACAACTTTACCATCAACCTAAAACTATTTTACATTCTATACATAGATGAATTCTTTTATAGAACAAAGGTCAGAAAATGGTTATTATATCTCTAGTTGGAGACACAATAATCCATTACCAGAATGTTTAAAAAGTATTAGTTGTTCAGAATTTGAAACACTTCTTTCTTTGTATATTACTCTAGGAGAAATTAAACAAAAAGATAATATTGATACATTTAAAAAAGATATTGAACATAAATTTTTTGAAAAAGCACAAGTATTTGAAGAAGAAAAGTCTTTAAAAGATAGAAAAATAAAAGAGTTACAAGAATCTTATAATATTCTACATACAAATTTTTCAGCCCTACAAGATTCTCAACAAAAAGCTGTAGATAAAGAACATAAATTCTTTTTATCTCAAATAGATTCTATAAGATCACTAGCTTTATCTAAAGATCAACAAATTAATGATCTCAAACAAGAATTACAACAATATAAATCACAATCACTCATTCAACAGAATTCTTCTAAAAAAGGAAAACAAGGAGAACAAAAGTTTTTTGCTCTAGTAAATCAAAATACAACTTGGAGTTTAGAAGATACAAGTGGAACTCCTGATGCTGGAGATTTCCAAGGTATAGCACGTGATTGTAAAGTGTTTATTGATACAAAAACATATGGTGTGAGAGGTGTTCCTAAATGTGAAATTGATAAATTTAAAAGAAATATGGATAGTAACAAAGATATTCCTATAGGAATGTTAATATCTATGGAATCAAGAATTATTGGGGGACCACAAGATTTTTTATATTGTGAGATTAATTCCAATAATCAATTATTACTCTATATTCAAAACTTTTTATCCTATGATATGGAAACTATATTTTCTATATTAAATAATTATATTGATATCGCAAAGTTCATTTACAATCGTTCTGAAAAATCGGAACAAATTGATATTCAACCTCTAAAACCTATTTTAACAAGTGTATCTACAAAGATTTCTCAAACAACAAATAAAATATCAAATATGAAAGAATCTTGGATTAAAAAGATTAGCACTGATTGTAATGAACTAAAAAATGATGTTACACAAACATTTGATATGGTTAAAACTGTATTAAATACTTTGTTTCCTGAAGATTCTATATCCAATATGGTAATAGAAGATTCAGAAAATGAAAAGAAAAAACCTATAAAGAGAAAAAAGAAATCTACTACACCAATAGTTATATCGAATGAATAAAGGAAATATATACATTTTTTTTGGCTGCTTATTCCATTTATGTATATGGCTCTTTGTTGCGTTTGGTGGATTCTTTTCTAACAAAATTATATTTTTCAATGTATTCATTGTTCTCCCATTAATTTATGTAGCACAAGCAATGCCAAATCACCCAATTACAAAAGAGAAAATAAAGTATATTCTCGAACACAAAGATGAATTTTCTGACCCCGACCCTTTTGTTTCTTATTGTTATAACAAAATTGACCCTATAGAAGTGGAACATTTAAAAAAAGAGTTGGGTGCTAAAGAAGAAGAAATCATTAAAGCCTTTACGATAATGCAAAGGTATGAAATCTCTTTAGGTATCCCTAAAATAGTTCTTTTAATCTATAGAAACTTTTGTAACTCCTATAGAAACCCTATGGATGCTCAAGGATTTATTGTGTTAGCTTATATTTTGAACAGCATTGCGTTCTTAAGCAAACATTATAAATATATTTTCAAACAAATAATGTAATAATTAGATTACTTTTTAGATACAGTCTTCACAGTAACATTTTTACGAGTTGTATCAATACCAAAAAGTTTTGCAGCAGCAGATACTTCACTATCCTTACATCCCACGTATTCTCTTGAGATGTAAGCAAATGTATTACCATCTTCTTCAATCCACTTTTTCAAATTCTCCTTTGTTAAAAGATCACTTTTCTTAATACCTTTTGCTTCATTTTCTTTTCGTTTCTTTTCCTCTTCACCCTTTTGCCATTCTTTCATTTCCTTTGGCTCACGAAACTTTGATTCTTCTACAGCTTCACTTACTGTTACCGGTGGTTTTTCGTCTTTGACTTCTTTGACTTCTTTGACTTCTTTGACTTCTTTTAGAAGTTTCTCTTTGTCTTCAAAAATATTTTTCAAATAAGAATATTCATCTCTCATACGATTCATAAGGGCTTTATGAATCGCTGTAATGCCATATGCACCAATTAACGTTGATAGATCGTCTTCCATTTCTATAATAGATAAGCATTAAATGTTTTAAGTATTAAATGTTTTAAGTATTAAATACTTACACCTAATCAAAGTATCTTGTTTCAAAATTCTTTTTATAAGTAAAAGCAACATCTGCTAGATACTCTGCTTCATCATTTCTTTTCTTCGATATATGACGAATTCCAAAAGTATTAAATATAGATATATACATTTGTATTTTCTCTAAATAATCAGTATAAGGCTTTGTAAGACGTATCTTATTGTTTAAAATAGATTCTATTGCCAAGACAGAATCTCCTTCTACCATCAAATCATAGATATCGTTTTCTAAAGCAAATTCTAAACCTTTAAATAAAGCATAAAAATCTGATTCATTTATATTTTGTGTTTCTTTTGTATAACATCCATATTCATAAAGAGGTGTTCTATATTCATCTTCTTTTTTAGACATAAGTATCATACCACATGATGAAGAAGAAGATTTAAATTGTAAAAGATTACAATCATATTTGTTTTTGGTTCCTCGTAAGTAATAGTATTTCATCTAGTTAATTTGAATATTTTAATCTTCCTCTTCCTTTTTCAATTTGATATATTGCCCAAGCATCAACAATTAATAACATCTCAGTATTTCTATCAGTTCCTGAAATATTCTGTAAATCAACAACGATATTCGGTTTATCCGCAGTGCTAAAATTAACACTTCCTTCTGGCTGATGTATAGCATTCGCTACCTTACCTCTTTGTTCTCCTAAATCCCAATTCATAATACCTAAGCCTTCACCAGAATATCTATCTTCTTTAGAATGTTGTGTTAGAATGTTCCATATGAAAGGAGGAAAAGATGTTTCTCTATCTCTTGACGCAATAAGCAAGGATATATTATTGTAATATTCTTTATTTGTGAGATCAGAAGTAATTTTCCATAATTTATTTATATTTATATCTGATTTTTGTCTCATAAAAAACAATAATCTTGATGCTGGATGAACTGCGTCAATTCTTTTTAATACAGAAGATACTGCGTTGTTTAACATAGGGGCATAATCTTTTTCATTAAAATAAAAAGTATTCTCATATAATCTTGAAAACAGTAATTCTTGTGATGATTCCACCAAACCCTTTTGTGTATCAGGATCTACATAAATATGACGGGTTTCAAGATATAAATTAGGTATAGACATTTGATAACGACCTAATGTTGAAAAGTTTGTTACATTTGAATTTTTATCTGTGATAGTAAAATCAGATCTATCCCAAGGATATAAATTAGGTTTTGTTATACTGCTATTAGAACATTCCACTAAATCTTCTAATTTACGAAGTGTAAGACGTAAACGAAATACTTGAGTCCGGACTCCATAACTGGGAAATCCTCCATCCTCTATATTTTGACATCCAAGTAAAGGAAGTTCTAATCTTAATTGTTTAGGAGTTGCGTTACGTTGTATAGAAAGTGAAGAACCATCGTGAATTCCAACTAATACATTTTCCAAGAAAGAAGAATTTATAGAACCACGAGATAGTTTGGTAGCATATAAGGCATCACCACTAAACTCTTGTAGCAATATCTGATCTTGATAGACTTGTATTTTTGAAAATAAAAAATAACCTATTCCTTTCGTATATCCATAAGTATTGCCAGAATTATCGGTGATTATATTATTATTATTCAAAGAAGCAAATTCACTTGGTAACCACGTTGGTAAATCAATTAAAAGAGTTGGGTGAGTAAATACATCTCCCGCTACTTCAAAATCAAATTCCACAACTTTCCCAAAATCAACATTGTTAATTGGAGGGATTTGTCTTCGCTCATGAACATATGCGGGACCTCGTTTATAATTGTTACGAAATGGCGATACGGAAGTAAAAGCATCCGCTTGAAAATATACATCTTTATTACCTCTTGCTAATAATTCATACAGAGCACCTTCTTTTGTGAACTCTGTCATCTAATCTAATTTTATTTTTTAAACTATAAGTAGGGAATGAAACGCTGGGATGCTTATGTAATAAATTTAAAAGGAGAAGATAAACGATGGAAGCATATGTCCGAAGAATTTAAGGATACCCCATTAAATTTAATAAGATGGGAATGTGAAAAATCTACAAATGGAGAAGGCTGGAAAGAAGTCGGTAAAACATATGCTGATATTATGCGAAAACATATGGAAAAAGACCCCGAATTTAAACAACTATGTGTTGTATTTGAAGATGATGCTTTTCGCCTTCAAGATAAGAAGACTTTTAGCGAGAGAATTAATAAAATATTTCCATATTTAGAAGAACATTCTGGCGAATATAGTCATTTTCAAGGAGGAGGAGTATATCCACAACCATCCTCTATTGAATCAAAAGATCCATTGATAATTCGTTGTGACTATATAACTTGCACTACATTTACCGTATTTGGTAAAGATGCAGCAAATAGTGTTTTAGATTATGAAAAAAATATAGCAACAGTGAATACACCAATTGATAATTATATTGGTGGTCAAAATCGTGGTAAAATTTTAGCTCCATATCCTCATCTTGTATGGCAAATTATTGGATTACCCTCAAATATTTCATCAGAAGACCAAAAAGTTACATTAAATGAAGCATTTCGTAACTCACATAAAATACTATCTGATTTTGTAAAATCAAAAGGAATAAATATTATGGAAGGTGGTAAAAGATATAGAAATAAAAAAGGAAAAACTCTTTCTTTTTTAAAATCTGCTTTACAAAGACGTAAAAAATATATCAAATGTTTCGTGGCGCCTTCAACAAAAACTCGCAAGACTTCCCACTCTTCCAAGGCAAAGTAAGGTTGCCTTTTCTCCCATACCTATAAAATTCGATAACATGCTCTTTTACGTGTTTGTCCTCGGATTTTACCCAATCGGTTAAATGATTTTTAAGATCTTGATACCCTGGATCCGTTTCCGCAATTCCTAAATCTAGCACTTGTTTTAGCAAACGTATTGTTTCTGTCATTTTATCTTGAACTGTTTTAAGAGACATCTGATTTAATAAAGTATTTTTATTTAGGTATTAAACTTTCTAAACTTGCATAATTACAATTCATTACAGAATATGGAGAAAAAATGGATTTTTTAGAATTAAAATCAGCAACATTATATTTTTTTAATAATTGTGCAACAGCAGTATAACAAGGTTTTGGATTTAAATCTTTATCAAAAAATGTTGAATACATTTTTTGCTTTTCTATAGCTAGATCATCCATTGTGTAATCTGATATTATATCACCATTACTTATAGGAACCCAAACACTACCTAGTTTTTTTTGAGTATATATATTATAATCTCCCCATGATTCTTGATCGGATTCACCCCATATTTGAAAATGAGAAACTCCTTGATTCAAGCATATATGAATATAATTACTATATAATGTTGCTTGATTACTTAATAATGTTACATTTGATGGTGTATAAATTCCAGCACGTGTTACTGTAGATGTTAAGTTATTTATAACCTGTGTATTTCTTGTATCATATAAATATGAATCACATTCATTAATATTAATTTCATATTTCTCATTTCTTAAAATATTGAATGAAATTTCTATTTGTCTCAAAGCAGAATTAGTAATAAAATGACCTTGTATCATAAATCCATGAACTAAATTTGAATGAACACAATTTATATATCTTGCTTTATCAATATGATGTTTTAATTGTATATAATTATATTCCATTGTACCACTTCCTAGAAATATAAATTTTCTATTTGGTATATTGGGAAATGCGTCAAATGTTGCTTTACAAAGAGTAGCATTATATTTATCACGTTCTTCCATAAATATATCCATATCAGTTATAGCATTACAGCCAGAATGTAATACAACAGAATTAGAGAATAACATATCACCGTAATAATGATTATTCCATGTTCTAGGTGACCAAGACCATTTATCTGTAGCTTTATCATAAGCATCATATTGATAAACTTCATTTGCTAGAAAGAATTGATGAGTTTTATATCCATATTTATCTACATTAATTACATTTGATATTCCAGTATATATTAGATCGATAAATTGATCTCTTTTTTGAAGAGGTGTTAACAAATTATTAGTAGAAATATTACTATATTCTCCTAATGTATATACCCATTTTACAGCATTTCCAGCACTATATGAAAGGGATTTTAATAAATTTGCTCCATAAAATGTAGATACATTTGAGTTATATTGAGATGTTGGTAAACAATATTGATTTATATTACTATCTTGATAATAATTATATATATCAAAAGCATATCTACCAATTTGACCTACTTTTGTTCTTCTCTCCGTATTTTGTGTTGGTTTCCCTGCTTTATCGTGACCTAAATTATCTCTATAACCAAATAACATTGGTATTCCTCTTTGTTGCCGTATAACACTTAATGATTCAAATGGTGTAAATGATGTTATATTACAGGGTGTTATTGGTGAACACGCCATCTGTATATTAATAAGAATCTATTTATAGTGATTTAAACTAATTTTTTATTTATAACTCAGTGAAACAGTGAAATGTGTGGAATATGGTTTTGTTTAGGAGACTTCTGTTCCGCAAATTATAATAACTATGTGAATAAAATTAAAGCTAGGGGTCCAGAAGATACAATGATACAAACAATTCCTAAAATGGGAACAATGGGGTTCAATCGTCTCGCTATTAATGGTTTAAACAAAGAAGGAATGCAACCTTTTTCTTCAAATGGAATTATATGGATCTGTAATGGTGAAATATATAATTGGAAAACACTTGCTACTCAACACAATTTTACAGTAAAATCCAATAGCGATTGTGAGATAATCGGTCACCTCTATCTAAAATTCCGCGATGATTTAGGAACTTTTTTTAGATTATTCGATGGTGTCTTTGCTCTAATAATCTGCGATACAGAACGTAACAAAGTGATTATTGGTCGTGACCCATATGGCATTCGTCCTTTATTTATGGGATATAATTATACACATGTTTCCAACGATCATTTATCTAAAAAATACTTTTCTTCTGAAATAAAAGGGCTAGTGCCTCTTTGTAAAAATGTTGAGGTTTTCAAACCTGGCACTTATAGAGTATTCAATCCTTTCACAAATCTTTGTGAAGTAGATGAACGTTATCATCAAATTCCTTTCTTAAAAAATCCTCATTATGATAATTTCTTTATTGGAGCAACTGCTTTACGCATTGCTTTAGAAGCCTCTGTGGAAAAACGTCTTCTCACTGAAAGACCTGTTGCTTGTCTTCTCAGTGGCGGTTTAGATAGTTCCTTAATCGCTTCTTTAGTGCAAAAGAATCTGAAAAGGCTAGGCTTACCATCGTTAAAAACATTTTGTATTGGAATGCCAGGGTCCACAGATGTTGCTTATGCTAGAAAAGTAGCAGACTTTATTCAATCCGATCATACTGAAATTATCAAAACCCCTCAAGAATTTTTAGATGCCATTCCTAAAGTAATTAAAGATATTGAATCCTATGATACAACAACTGTTAGAGCCTCTGTTGGTAATTGGTTAGTAAGTAAATACATTAAAGAGAATACGGATTGTAAAGTTGTCTTTAATGGAGATGGTTCTGATGAAATATTTGGTTCTTATATGTATTTCTACAATGCTCCAAATGACTCAGAGTTTGAAGCAGAGGTTCAAAGGTTGCTAAAAGATATTCATTATTTTGATGTTCTGAGAAGTGATAGAAGTATATCCAGTCACGGTTTAGAACCTAGAACTCCTTTCTTAGATAGACAATTTGTTCAAGTGGCTTTATCAATGCCAACACAATACAGAAGACCTGTAAAAGGTTCTATTGTTGAAAAGAATATGTTGCGAAGAGCGTTTGATGATGGTTTGACGTTACCTGATGGGGTGTTATGGAGACAAAAAGAAGCATTTAGTGATGGTGTAAGTGGTTTAGAAAAATCTTGGTATCAAATTATCCAAGAAAATATAAATGTATCTGATAACTGGTTAGAAATAGCAAAAGATAAATATGAGCATTGTATGCCAACAACAAAAGAAATGTTCTATTATCGTTCTGAGTTTGAGAAACACTATAGGAATCAAGAAAGAGTTATTCCTTATTTCTGGATGCCTAAATGGTCCCCTGGTGCTACGGATCCTAGTGCGAGAACTTTGAAAACATATTTTTGAAAAAATTAAAACGGTTTTTTACATATAATTAATTATATTATATTATGCCACGATGTATGGGCAGAAACGTTTCTGATACTATTGATAAGGGAAAAATTGCTTTCTTTCATGAAGATTCTTTACAGCCCAAGAGGTATTATCACATTGCTATACAATGTGATAGAACATCTGTAAAAGATAATAAATTATGTAAAGAGTGTATTGAAAAAGAAAAATTAACAAATTCTCTTACAATAAAAAAAAATCGTATTAATGCAGATCATCCATCTGTTCTCCACGGAACGATGAATGAGCCTATTCCTTCATGGAGTCATATTGAAGGAGGGCAATGGTTTAAAAATATGTTAGCAAAAGGATATAGCGTAGAGGAGATGGGGAAAAAGAATTTCCCAGATGAAAAAGATGTCTTCTTATTTATAGATTCATTAAAAGATACAAAAAAGTCAACTATTCTTGAGGAATTAATGAAAAAATATGCGGTATTTACGAAAACATCCGCTAATAAATATTTAATTGCTTATAAGAAGAATAAAAAAGAAGCTGTTAAAATAAAAACAAAAGAAAAACCTGTAAAAGCAGTAAAACCTGTAAAAGCAGTAAAACCAGTAAAACCTATAAATAGTATAGTAATTGATGAATCAAAAACGTTTGTCGTAAATGATTCATTAACAGATGAGTATGAAATTGTAGAAATAAAACTTGTTCCCTTAAACGATTTCTATCGTCATCCTGAAACAAATAATGTATATACGAAAGAATTTAAATATATTGGCCGATATAATGAATCAGATAAATCTATTGAGGAAGTGGATGAAGTAGATTATGAAGACTGATTTTCAAAAAATGCTTTCATAGAAGCAGGGAAAGCAGTTTCAAGAAGTGTTGATATGATTGTAGCATATTCTCTTATTTCTTTTTGCGCTTGAGGATCCAGTCGTAACTTACAGAGACGCATGTAACCATATAATGAAGCGGTTTCAATAAACTCAGTATACATATTCTGAGGTAAAATACCTCGTGCTACTTCTGGTGCCACTTGAGCCTCCAGCAATTCATTATACAGTTCTAACGATTGCTTTGAAAAATCTCTGATTTTTTGAACCATTTCTTCATTCTTCTCTATAGAAGTATCCTTGGAACCTTGTTTTTTATTAGAATCACGGGCTCTTAACTCTTCAGGAATAAAAATCTCTGGCTCATCATCCACATAACGACGAGAAACCTCATTGCGAGCAAAACCAATGGTATGACGAAACCATTCCCGTGCTACGAAGATAGGCATCTTTAGACGGAAACGGATTTGGGGATGGAAAAAAGGTGAAATATGATTGTGTTTTACTAAATAATTAATAAGTTTTCTATCTCCTTCTTTGAATTCAGTAACTTCTTTCGCAAAAGAAACTCTTGCCGCATTTACAACGGTTAAATCAGAACCAAAAGATTCTTGTAACTCTACACAACCGGTTCCATCTAAAACAAAGTGTTTGTGAGTCATTCTCTTATTTATTAATATATGTTTTGTTTAAATTAACTTTTCTACTTTATTTGATAAAGTAGCATAGAGTCTTGAAATATTATGAATAGTATCATACATCAGAATATATCTGTTGTTAAAATAATTATTCTCTTTTTTGAATGTTATAGGAATATCAGTATTCATAAAGTAGACACAAGTAGGATAATATAAATCTAACATTTTACGTGTTTTTATTAATGTTTTAATATCTTTATATTTAACTTTTTTTTCAAAAGGAACAAATAGATTTGTTTCTGTTTCATTTTTTACAACGAAGTAGCCAAAAGCAGGTCTATCAAGTAAAGATGTAACTGTGTTATTTACAGAAATATATACTGTATCTTGATTTAAAAGATTATAATAATAACTTACTACTTTCTTCGGACTCTTATCAATATCATATCCATCAATTCGTAGCCTCACGTATCCTTTATTACAATGATATAAACATATAGGTTCTTTTGTAGTTAAAATCTTTCTTTGATGAGGTGCACATAGGTATTCATATTCTTTTACAGGCTCTGTTACAAATAATTTTGAAAACAGAATTCCAAGAATAAAATAATGGAACATTTTGATATAAAATCTTTGAAAAAGTATTGGTCAATTTTTACTGTATTTTTAAAGAGGAAATATCATAAGCAATTCCTCTATTATATATTGTTTTTAGATTAAATACATTTGCTGCAATAAAATAAATGGAAAGAATGGTTAATAAAAAAATTAACAAACTATATAATATTGTTTTATATTTCATTTTCTTCTACTACTTATTTACATTTATAGTTGTCCCATATGAGTAGACCGGAATACCTAATGTTTTATAAAGAAACCCTCTTACAAACGCACCAATAATTGTTAAAACAATAACGAATAAAATAATAGGAATCCAAAACTTCCAATCAAAACCTTTACGCATTTCTATATATTACAAAGTTTTTTTGTTATTTTTTCTAGTTCTTCTACCTCCTTTTGCTTTCCTTCTATATGCAAATACATCAACTGAAGATGATACTGTTTTACCATTAACTATAGTAGTTACTGAAATTGTATACTTTTGTTCATTTACGGTTGATGTATTTATGAATCTATAACGTGCTGAACCATTGTATCCTCTTAAGTTTTGCGTCATCATAGTAGAACCACTAGGTGTTATTGTTATACTAGCATTTCCAATAGCATTCAATGATGTCCAATTAAAATCAATTATTGTATCATTACTAACAGCGTATCTATGTGTTATATGAATAGTTGGTATACCCGTAATCTGGAATGGATTTGGCGTCACAAATTGTTGATCGCTAAATAATCTATATAATATCTCATTATAAAAAGTATCATTACTTGATAAACTACTTTCTCTGCCTAGAGCTAAATCGGTTACAACCGTTGTTGAATTTGATGTTGTTATAGTTAGATGCGCTTGAAACCCATTTTTTAAACCTTCTATAGCGGTAGGAGAACATGTTGGTAGAATTACCGTTGTAGCACCAGGCATAAATATTCTTCTATTAATTGTAAATGGACTAACACCAATACAATTATTTGTAATTTCAATTGGATATATTGTATAAATCTTTCTATTTATAAATACAGATGGAACTTTCGCTACAATAAAATATTTATTATTTGTTGTTTTATAAATATGTTTATTATGTGTTCCATCAACATCTTCATTCGCAAAAAGGTCACCATATTCACCAGCTCTTGTAGTCCAATTTTCACAAGTTTTTTTATTTCTAAATGTGATTGAACGAACTATTAAATTCGTTTTCGTTATTCTAATACCGAACCCATCTGACAAACATTGTGTTGGCTTTGGTGCTGGTGGCTTTGGTGCTACTGCTGGTGCTGGTTGTGGTTGTGGTTGTGGTCGTGCTGACGGTGATGGTGCTGGGCAAGTAACCGTTATTGGACAAAAAGACTGTGTTGAATCAAGGGAACATACCCATGCTTTTATACTTTTTAAAAAATTTGAACTTTGACCTCCATCAAATATTGAAGTAAAACTGCCATTAAATATACAATTTTGCTTACTATGAAGTAACATAGAATTTGTTGTATTAAACACGTTATAGTCACTTTGGGGCATACTCATTAAAAAAGATTGTAAATCATAAAATATAAAAGAACCAATATCAGACCATTTACATGCTTCAATTGCACATTCATCTGTATAAAAAAATTCAAATGTTGTATCACTTTCATCATACAATAAATTAATAAGTTGACCATAATGATCCTCTGTTAAATTAGGTAATGACTTGTAAATACAAATTACTAGATTTATATAGAATGCCATAATAAATCGTTGTGTATTTACATCACTACTAGTATAAAGTGTAGATGTTGTAATAGGTCTTAAAAAATGTGCTAATAAACCATTTAAACTAGAAGATATAATATTATTATTAATTGTTCTTTCATTTTCTGATAAAGAAAAAAATAATTTACAACCTTTACAAAATAAATTTTTAACATATGGATCAAGATTATTTATACTAGTTAGGCTCTCACTAATAGTTGTATTTTCCGCACCAAGTTCATTCGTTAGTATGTTAGAAAAATATGTATTACAATCTAATGAAGTATCTTCGGAGAGTGCTGGTGCTGGTGCTGGATTTGGTGAAGCCATCTATATATTACAAAGTTTCTTTGTTAGATTCCACATTCCATCCGCAGAACAATTCTCCTTATACCATACTTTACATGCTTCAGACATTTCTAACCAATTCTTAACCCCCTTCACCTTGTTCAATAAATCTTCAGGTGAAGAAACCCGTAAATAATGAACTCCTACCACTGGTGGATTTGCATACGAATCCATATCGACTTCTGGAGCTACTAGTGGTATACAACCTAACGCCATACATTCCACTTCTCTATGACACTTCTTACCATATCCTGCTAAACATAAACCATATTTCGCCTTTGATAGATTATCCAAATATTCTTGTTGAGAGAATTTAGGTTTTTCATTTTCAGAAGCCATATAAAATTCATCACAACATTTTGACCAATCATATTTACTTCTATTCACCTTCTGAACTTGATTTTCAACTTTACCATAAAACACAATTCCTTTCGTCTTTTCAAACGTATTGTTTAACATCGCTTCTACCAATCTTGGTCTTCGTGCCCAAAAGGACCAAGGAACCGATTTTGCTCCTAATGGCTTTGGATTCCCAAATAAACCCTTCTTCCAAACTTGTTCTTGACCATCTGCTTCTTTAATCCAATCATAATTTGGTCTATCATACAGTAATGTATCACCAATGCTATTTAACCAAATATTTTTACAAGATGAATATTGTTTCTCAATATATCCTCTTTCCTCCCATAGATCAATCATTTCACGAAAGGAATCACCAGCGTGATGAAAGAAACCTTCTTTATGATTTGGAACAATGATCACAGGTTTCTCATTTGTAACTACAATTCCTTGAATATCATCTAGAATCTTCTCATTCTTCATACCATCTTTTGGAACAAGCATAAAATGATAATCCAATTGAGAAGCATTCGCAATATGTATAACATCCCCCTTTATTGCCATTTCATTTTGAATATCATACACCTTTGTTCCAGGCTTCATACACCATAACCATCCATAACTCTGTATTGATGAAGAAGATAAAATAGTTAGAGAAGATTTCTGTAAATATGCGATTCGTTGTTCTATAGGAGTTGTATTATAAATTCTATTCACATTTGGATAAATATTCTCTAACATTTTTACAAAATCACTTGTTACATACTTAGAATCTATGAATACACAAATGGAATTATCTTTATCATCATCATTATCATCATATGATTGTATGTAACCACGTAGAGCAGCCATTTGTTCCTTTGTAACTTGATTATTGTCTGATGGTAACCAAACATATGCTTCATTTACAAAAGCAAGTTGGCTTTCATTTCTAGAGAGTAGAGGCATTTGCTTCTGATTCCACTTGAATAAACGGAGAACATTGATAAAAGATGATTCATTGGGACACCAAAACTCTCCATTCTTTTGAATTACTGTTTTCATAACAAGAATCTTTGATAAATAATATAATAGATAACTCTCCACATTCTCAACATAAGAATCTGGTAGATGAGCAACATATGATACTTCAGATGATACAGATGGAGTTAATGTGCTAATATCACTTGTCGCCCAAGCATCTGTTGCGACCTTTGATTTCCCAACATAAATTTTATCATAATCATATGTTAGCCCAGTATTCGTAACAAATACATCATTCAATTTATAAATAGGTTGAGTCAATTGTCCAACAGTATTCTTTTCTTTTGTAGATAATTCATACTCTTTTACCATTGAACAGAATGTTTCTGATTTTGTTCCATTGGAACACTGAATAGGTCTGTCAAAGGATTCAAATGTTAACTTCCTTTGTATAGGATGTTCAATATGTGTTACTGCTTCCATATCATGTAGACCAGTTGGTTCAACATACAAGTAAGCAGATTTAGGAACAATATCTTCAGGATCATAATTACGAATTTCTGATGTATGTAAATGATGTGTTTTAATTGTTAAAGAAGGATTTACAACCAAATATTTCTGTTTCATCATTTCTAACGTAATTGCGTTATCACATCCCATAATACCAAATGAAAAATCAATATCTTTATAATTATTACTTCTGGCTTTCACAGATGTAGAGGATACAATCCAAGTATCTTGAGAATCTGGTCTTGGACCATATATTTGATTGTTTTCATACCGCAATAAAGCAAAAAACTTATCCTCCATATTCACAGACCAAATGTTACGAATTGTTTCGTCTAAATAAATATCACTATTTGCAAATACAACAATTACATTTGGAGGAACCTTATCGTAAATATGTTGAAATACATCACTGTAGAATAATCGTTTATTTATAACAACCTGTTGAATTTTGTTAGTATCATTTTCATAAAACATTTCAGTTTCATTTAACAAAACAATCTTATCAATATAAGGATTTTCTATATTTCTTTGTAAAGATTCATTTAACTCAATACATCTTGAACGCTGTTTCGGCTTATAATGCTGTGTAATAAACCATAATTCTTGTGGTTCTTCAATAACATCTTTCACTTTTAATGAATATAATTTACGAGTATTTTTTTCTAAAGGAAATGTTTGGGAAAAACGTAACGTCAAAGCAACGAGAAGACAAGCATCATTGATTGAACCATTCCATTCTTCGTCCAAAAATGTATATAAATGATGAAGTTCTTCTAAAGAAATAATGTTTTGAACTCTATTTTTCTCAAAGAAACCGGTTGTTAAAGTATCAAGAATATCATTGGAAGCAAAAATCATTTTTACCTTTTTATAATTAGAACGAATCCATTCAACATCTTTTTTCTCCACACATACAAGAATATCTGGTATAACTTTATTGGATACACAATAATCATAATTTTCTGAACCTATAACACCTACATCATATTTTTTCCACGAAACCTTAGGATTAAACTCTTTATTTAACCATACTAATGTCTTTTTATTCTTCCAAGTGCTGGTTGTATTTGTTAAAATACGAACCTGTCTTCCAGTTTTATGATGCGTAGCATACATTCTCTATTATAAATGTTTCATAGTTTTAGACCACAACAGGAAAAACTATTTACAACAGGAAAAACTATTTACAACAGGAAAAACTATTTACAACAGAAAGAACTATGTATAATTGGTTTTTCTAACATATATTTGGAGCAAGGTCCATTATAATTATATGTTGTTTTTAATATATTAATAATACTATTGAATACTACATCCGCTTTTAAAGATTTTAATTTAAGTTTAATATTTAGAATCTCTTGTAAATAAACAATTTCTTTTAGTGTAAGTGTAAAGTCTGGTCCTTCTAAGGTAGCCCTATACATCATCTCATTCCATAAACGTGATTTAATTGGTGTTTGAACTGGTAACAAGGCTTGAGAATGATCTAATATATAAACAAATGCTTCTAACACTTCTGGTAATAAAGATTCATCAAACCAATCTAAAAACCTAATTTCTATTCCGTGATTTAAGAACTTATTAAAATTTATATCAAATCCTATTTTTTCATTCATTTTATAATGAATTTGTTGATATAATTTCTTATACCAAAAGAATGTTGGTTTATCATTCATAACTGTTTTTGTATCTTCTTGTAAAAGTTTTCCTGTTCTCATTGTATAGGTATCATAGGTTCCTCCACCAATGTATCTTGAAGCAGCAACTCTTTGAGAACCTTTTGGAAAACGATAAGCATAAATAGAACTCTGTGATAAAGGGTCTGGTGAACCATATATAGCAATAAAGAATGGTTCAAACAATTGTATCATAATAATTGCTTTTTTATGTTGCTGTATAAACTTTTTTCTATCTTTTATTTCTGCTTTATCATCTAACATTGTTGGTAAAGTAAAATTAAAATGGTATGTTCCGTTATTGAATATAGCAAGATTATTTGGATTTGTTTTAAATCTGGCAAATCCATAATTTTTCTTAGGATATATTACATTACTCAATGTGGGTATTTTATTTAAATGTCTTAAGAATCTTTTCTTTTCATGCACCAACTCATCAATAACTTTATCTATTGTTGTTTTGTAATAATTTAATGTCATAAATTCTAGAGTATCCCCATCAAAACAATAACTATTTTGATACTCATCTCTAAAATAAGAATCTTTTTCTGTCATAGTATCAAAGATGGTTTTACCATTGAAGAGAGGATTTGGTTTGGGCTCCTTTGTGTATAATGTCATATGATTACCACTTAAATCGCATTTTGTTAAACTATGACTATTTATTAACATTGGTAAATCATACTTATCGTTTTCATTTATAATTGTTCTCAGAGATCTTAAAAAATACAAATCAAGATAACCACCAAAATAATTAACACTATATCTTTCAGGTTTATGATTTTTTAAGAAAAATGAGCCTTCTACTTTTTCTTGATTCGGGACTTCTAAATACGTTTCATTTTCAATTCCAATACCCCAATATAGTTCATTTGGTTTATAAGATGAAAAATATTTTTTATGTTTTATAAAAGACTCTTCTTTATCCATACTATACTGTTATACTGTTATACAGTATTATAATTATTTCCTACTTCATAACGAGTATAATTTAAATGAGTTTTTTTCAAATCTTCCACTTTTTGTTTACGAAACTTTAACAAATATATAATATATATTAATGAAAGTATGTAGAGAATTGAAACATAATATACGGATATCATTTTATGAAAAACAAATATATTTTTTATAACTTCAATTTTATGATAATACATACGTATAATATCCACTAAATTGTAAGAGAATATGGAATACACCAAATTTGACAGTTAATAAACCAAAGTCTATCATATCTTTGCTATTAATTTTATTTGTTCGTATATAAATAATTGCTAATAAAGTAAGACTTGGTAATATAGCCATCAATAAGGTTTCCAGCGTAAATTTCCAAGGATTTTTAACCGGATAATCTAAATCTTTTACAATAATACTTATTGCGGATAAACCAATAAATCCAGAAACAATAATAAATAATAATAAAGATGTTGTAATAGTATTAGAGGAGATACCAAAAATTGTAGCATAAGAATCAGAACCTTTTCTTCCAAAATGGACAAAAAATATTAAAAATATTAAACCAACAATAAAACCAATTATAATAGGTAAAATAATATCGAATGAAACCATCTCTATATTAAAGTAAGAATAATCAATAGATATGATTCCATAAACCCAATCGTTTCATCATAGAAATTTTCGCATTTCCTACCATATGATTGAAATGTAGCAAGTAAGGATCTCCTAACTTCCATCTTCCTTCATTTACATAAACACCATTCGGAAATAATGATCTGTCTAGGAACTCAAAAGGTATATCATACATACGTATATGTTTATTGACCCAAGGTTGGTCTTCTCGTATTTCTTTCCACAATGATAGATCATACAAAACAAAAGGGGACTTTTCTAAAGAAGTTCTTTTAAACGCAAAAAAACCTGTGCAACATTGTGTTTTATTTGGAGAACCATATAAATCATCACATTGGAATAGAAATGTTGTTTCTTTTAAGCTAAATTGTTCTTTGATATAAGGGATAAAATCTCTAAAAACAACTATATCACCATCTAAATAAATAACGTAGGTTGCTTCTGTTTTTAAACGTAAATCTTCCATAATTTCTAACTTCATACGATTGTAATTCATAAAAGTATCAGAACCAAATTGACTCGGTTGACTTCCTGGAGCAACAGGTTTTGTAGATTTATAATATAAAGAGGAAATATTCATTGTTCTAAAAAACATTTGTGATTCTTTGTCTACACAGACAATCATAAGTTTTATTTTTGGATTTACCTTTTGTAAAGATAAATATAGATTGTATGTTAAATATTTATATCCATTACTTGTCATCGTCCATAATAATGTTTCCTCTTTTATATAGGATTCATAATTCATTCGTTATTACTTATTTATTGTAAGATTATCTTTAGATAATGAAGAATAAAAATTAATAATTAAAAAAATTGATTACAATTTTTATTTATATAGTGTAACAAAATGATTAATATCATCGCCTTGGAGAAGGGAAGATATTATATTGGTAAACATTCTATTACAGATATTCAGAATGGTATTGGTCCCACATGGGTCAAAACATACAAACCCGTGAAACTTATTAAGCAAGTTACAAACAGTTTGGAATATGATACTCTACTTGAATATATGGAGAAATATGGTATTGATTATGTTCGTGGATCTACATATGTATCTATGGAATTGTCTCAATATGATAAAGATAAACTGAATAAATTATTATTTGGACCAAAGCCTGTATCTACTGAAATAATATGTATTTACTGTAAGGAGATTGGTCATAATGAATATTCTTGTGATATCTTGAAATATGATAAAGAAAATGAATTTCAACAAATTTCCTACAGAGGTCATAAAGGAAAGAGTAATACTGTATCCTACAATAATACTACAAGTAAAGGATATCAGTGTATGTATTGTGAAATGGAATTTGATAATCCTGATATCTTAAATAGACACATCCCTATTTGTAAAGATGAAGCATTTATTCGTCCTTCAGGTAAGGGATTGAATTGTGAACGCTGTGGTCGTAATACTCACGCAACAGCAAATTGTCGTGCGAAATCTGATATTTATGGCTATGATATTTAGAATTTAATCATAACGATTTTCATTATACTCTTCTATATTCATTTTTAATTCTTCTGACCAACATCCTTCTGTTGTAAGAATTAGTTCTAAATATTTTTTAATAAATATTTTTATGGTATCTATATCATATTCAGTATGAGAATCTAAATATGCGATAAACATATTAATAGTATTGGAAGATAATAATCGTATATCATCTTCAATAGAATCATCCATAAAATGAAAGAAAAAATCATAGAATGTATCTATAAATATATCAGTGATATCATTTGTTTCTAGAATCCATTCATAAAGATTATGACGATATAATTCTATTTTATTTAACATACAATTTGTGATTGTTCTTCTAACATTATTCATATTAATTTGATATGCCATCTTACTATATTCATAGAGTATTATTTAAATGATATATTCGAAAAATAGATTTAAAAAAATCATACAACTATTATAAAGATATTTAAATATGCCTACATTGAAAATAAAAGCTAATAATATGATTATTTATCTTGAAAAATTAGATGAAGATGTATGGGGTGATGAATCTGATGAACAAACAATTGTAATAAGCATAAATTATTTAGCAGGATTTATATTAAATCATTCATCTCATATAATAACACTTCATTTAACGATAAAAGGATTACATGATTACACTATTGATTTTCATAGAGGTGGGATTGATAAAAAAGAAGCAAAACTAAGATATGATCAAGCAGTAATGTATTTAACAGGAGGTGATGTTTGTTGATATATAATCAACAGTTCTTAATACATTTCTTACCAATCATAAATATGTTACAGTATTTACATCTATTTTTTTCACAAGAGGAACAATAATATTTATAATTTGTTTTACAATACAAAACAACCTTTTCTTTCCCATTACAACCAAAACATTGAGGAATACATAAAGAAGAACAAAAGTTTTCAGAACCAATGCTGATAGAGTTTACTTGATTCATATAAGAAAATCCACATCTAGAACAATTTTTATATTTCACCTCCATCTTAGTAAAAATATTGATTCGTTATTTAAATCAATTTTTTCCAAAAAATTGATTTAAATTTTTGTAAATCAATACTATAAAAAATCATAATGGAGGGTCCTTTTATTATTGCTGGTATTCTTCTTATACTAACAATCATAATGAGAATAATGGATAGTGGTATTGATATTATTATAAAATATAAACTACAAATGATCGAAATTGGGAAGGATGTTGATATTTTGAAAGATGAAGTAAATAAGTTGAATCAACAGTTGAAACCTTTCATTAAGAGCAATGATTATTCCATCGTTTCAAAGAAGGTTGATGATAATTGGTCTTTTCTGTCAGAAGAAATAACTGATATTTATTCTGCTATTAAAAATATCAATACAGAGATTATGTATATGAAGAATAAAATTTGTTCAGAATAAAATCTATACTTTCTCCACTTTTCTAGAAAGAATCTTTGGATTTAATTTCGTAATATCATCTTTCCCCTTTTTTAAATAATCAAAAGAACAAGAATGATCTTCTGGCATTCTATGAGACAAACAAAAGGAATACTTGCATGAACAGTCTACAAGAATCATTTGTTTCTTTTTACAGAAAAAACATCTTGTTGGTTTCTCCATATTATAGAAAAATAAATATAAAAAAGTGGTATCAATTTTTACTTGTATTTTATTATACTACTTCAAAAGAATCTTTCATATCAATAAGGGGAGATTTTATTGCAGAAGCAGAATACATTGTATTAGGATTCAATACTTCATCTATTACAAGCGATTGATAAAATTTAATATTATTATGTGTCTGACTAATAGTGAGCCCTCCAACAACATTTGCGCAACCTCCTTCCAGAATTTTATTCACTTTCTCGGTCAACTCAAGTATATTGTCACTCCACAAAATAACGTATCGTAACATTTTTATAAGAGTATTAAAAAATTTATATATCAATTTTTTTAAACTTCTACTTTCATCGTTGCAAACATATTTTCTAAATCATCTATATCTGTTTTAACTGCCATTCCCCGAAACATATCCAATAAATCATCATCAATCGTATCTATCTTTTTCTTTTTATTCTTTATAAAACTATTTACTAAATTATCTAGAATATCTGCTTGAATCATTGTTGCTTCACTCCGAAGATTATTATTATCTTGTGTTTCAAGAATTTCATCTAAGGTTTTTAAAACTTTATAATAGACATCTATCAATTCTAAATATGGTATTTTATCATTCGTAATACCAATTGTTTCATAAATATCCGGAGATGTTTGTTGGATATGTTTTATAATTGATTCCTTATTTTCTATAGTTTCTAATTTATCTAAAATCTTATCTTTCTTTATATCATACTTCTCTCTTTCTTCAGCAGTCAAATCTTTATTATCAATATCTATAACTGCTTTAAAAAATAATTTAAAATGATTTAACATTTCTCCATACTTTTCGTAATCATTCTCATTTTTTGATAAATATTTTTTAATAGCTTTTTGTGTAGAACGTTTTGATAAAATACTTTTTGATAGTTTAAATTTAGCGAACCTAGATTTTTTAAATGTTTTTAATGTTTTTAATGTTTTTAATCTTTTTAATGTTCCCATACTTTTTTTTTTTTGAGTTTTAGAACTTTTCATCTATATATCATTTAAATAAAAAATATATATCCCTATCAATGAATCCCGTAGAATCTGGAAGAACTTTAGAAGATATTGTTCAACTTGCTACTTTAAAATTACCTCTAAAAAGTTATAGAGAATACGATATCCGAACGCATTTTGAAGACCCTTCTTTGAATGGTGTAGATCATTGGTTACAATATAATAAGAAACATATATTAATACAAGATAAATGGAGAGAGACCACTAGTCAACCAGAGGTAGGACAATTCTTACAATGTGCTGATAGAATTTCATCACGGTTGCCAAAAGAAGATAAAATATTTTTAATCTGGTGTTCAAAGAAAGAACCAACTTCTTTTTCTTTGGCAATGCTTTTGGAAAAGAATGTAAATATTGTTGTTTGTGGAACAAGTATTGAAAATTTAGCAAGACTCTGTATTCTTCAGATTTGCGATTGTTTACAGTTAGACCCAATACCATCCTTAGTAGAAATTCGTGGATTTTCTTCTATAAAAACGATGGATCGTTCTAGCATCTTTATTGATTTATATGACGATACTGAAGATAAGAAATCTATCAATAATACGATTGATAAAATACACATTGTTTTCACAAAAATCTATGAATCTATTGTATCAGAAGAGTTGAAATCATTTGTGGAATCCTTTTTACCAAAAGATACTCAATTTACAAATTATGGAAAAGTAGATTTTAATTTCTTTCTAAAATCTTTAAAACCAATGTGTATTCCTACAAAGACAAAAAAGTTGTTATCTGAAAATTATTTCTTTTATGTCAAAATGCGTAAAGTATCTATTTCTCTAACAATTTTGATAAATGAATATGAAATGAAACGAAAAACTTTATCAAAGAAGTCTGCTTGGGCAAAAACACTCTGTTCTATGAAATGTAATCCAGAACCTATTTCTGAAACAGAGTTCTATTCTAGTATAGAATTTTGTGAGGATTATTATATAACTGTTACAGAAATAAATGAAATTGATGATACTGTTCGTCATATCTTAACAAATGGTTCAAGAGCCTACAGACAAATTAAAAATCCTAAATTTGAGAACTGTTTTAATGGTCTAAATGTATAACCCTGATATATATAGGATGTTTCAGCAAGAAAGTTTAGAAAATCAACTATATGTCTTTGTAGTTCTATGGTTGATAGTTCTAACTGGAGGATTTGTTCTCTATCTTTCTAGCAGACTTATTCATCAATTTCCATCGCATACGATTGATTTGTAATAATTTCTCTCACATAATCTCTCACACATTGTGCTAATTCATCTACACTTACATCAGAACAAATAATTTTTACTTTCTTTCGATTCAGATCAGGGATCGCATTTCTGCTTGGGGGAGTCTTACAAGCCCATATGAGAAAGAGATTATTACCAATCTTTTCACAAATTTTGTCAACACAATTTAAGAATTGTGCTGCTTGTGGCTGACTTGCTGGTCTTGCTACCCATTTATCTTGAATTAAGATATAAAATGTTCTAAATTGTATGTAGTTATCCACACCATTTAGAGTATTGTCGTTAAAATGTTTTTTTATTCCTTCATCTGTAGAGATATTATACACAACACCTGGCAAAGAAGAAATTTCTAACCGAATCTTTTCTTCCAGAAGATATCCTTCCACCACTGGATTCATTTTTGGTGAAAACAAATATGTTACAAAATTGAATCAATTTTTTTGCTTTATAAGGTAACAATGAGTGATGTAGACAATTTAACAGAATCATTAAAAAGCAAGTTAAAGCTTTCTGAAGATGTAAAACCATTAATGAATAGAATCAATACTTGTAATCTTATTAATGAACGAATCGCAAAAGAAATATGTAAAGACACAATTAAAGCATTATCTGATATACAATGTTTAGATAAATATAAAGAATGTGATTCATTAAAGAAGAATGTTGTAGCACTTACAAATGTTCTTGAGAAAAATAATATTGATGCAGTTAAAAGTAAACAAATTACCGATGATTATTTATTATCTCTTATTCCTCCAGGATTAAAAGGAGTGATTCGTGGAAATAAATTTAATGAATCTGTAAAAGAACATATTCTTTCTCTCAATCTTGATAAAGAACTATATGATATTCAATTTGAAACGAAATGTTCTCAATACGAAACAAGTGAAATCCCAGATTGGTATGTCTTAGAAAAGAGTAGCAAAAAGGTTATGATTGGAATGAATCAATTGGATTTGTGGGGAGGAGGACAACAATTCAATCGTGGTTCAAAATATATTATGACATTTCCTGATAATTCAGACAAGGTTCGTTTGGTATGCGTTGTGGCAAATGAAATTACTCTTACTAGTGAAAAAAACAAAGCGTTCAAACTCTTTCAAAAAGGTTTTGAAGAAAATACTTTGTGTTATTTGAAGAATTTGAAAAGTATTATTGACTCATTCTTTCAAAAGTAATTTATTCAAGACAACATTGATTTCACCCTTTGATAAACTTCTTGGACCAACTGTATTCGATGGAAATGTATGAGCATTCATATCGATTACTATTTTATCTTTTTTTGTTATATCATTTAACTTAATAAAATAATGAGATTGTGCTGATACTTTCTTTCCTTTAAGCATCGTAGTTCCAGCGTTTACACCAACACGTCTCACTGAAATATCATAGGATTCAGTTTGTTTTACATAAGTAAAGCCCACTGGTTCTTCAATAGATTCATCAACTCTTTCTTCACCTTTTTTCTGCCATATTTGAAAGATACAAGGCACATCATAGGATTCTCCATTCACTTCAAATGAATTTTTCTCTAACTCTTTTGTAAATAAACAATGAAAGTTCTTAGGAAATACTTTGTTCATACTGGGTTTCACAAAAGATCTTGGTAGAATAAAAGCAATTACAGAAGCAAAGGTAGAAGAATGTTTTATAAACTTCTTTGCTACTGAAGATTGTTTTCCAAATGGAGGATTCCCATAAATAAGAATTGGTTTTTCTATATTCGGTGTATATTCAAGAAAATCTTGTTTTAAAACCTTTTTATGTTTTGGGTCAATATCGAAAGCAATACATTTCTTTGTTAAGAAGGAACCATTACCAGCAGATGGTTCTATCCATTGATAACTTGTATGATCTTTGATTATATCTTGAATAGATTCTATACATTCTTTTGCTACAGATGATTTTGTATAGAATTGATCTTTTGTGTTTACTCGTTTCTTCCCCGTATCTTGTTTATTCATAGTATATATGTATATATAATATTTATATATCAATTTTACTTAAAACCGACTTACTATATAGTATAGAAATGAACTTTGATTATGAATCTATGAATTTGATTCCTAAAAAATGTATCGTAAATTCCAGAAGTGAATGCGATACAAGTATTCAATTTGGTCCCCATAGATTTGAGATACCAGTTGTTCCAGCAAATATGGAATGTGTGATCAATGATGATATCGCTATTATGTTAGCAAAGAACAAACATTTTTATATTCATCACAGATTTGATAATGATATTATTGCTTTCTGTAAAAAAATGAAAGAACTTACTTTACCTACTAGTATATCGATTGGTGTAAATGAAGATGCTTATCTACTTCTAAAAGAGTTAGTTACAAATGA